CGAACATTCTATAGTACCGTTACTTGTTTTTATCCTAAAAATCTTTTTGTGATTATTTTTCTGTCTAGCAACAACACTTTTATACTCCAAAGATCCACTGTCATGGTTGTAAGAAAGAAAGTAGATATCTTCGTTTTCACCAATTCTTTTGTATATTTCAGAGGCTGGCAAATTACCTTTATTTGTTTTAATAATAGTATTACCCTTCACACAGTTCATTCCAGCAACAGTAGCCACAACAATTCTTACAAAACAAAGCCATCCATTTTCATCAAGCCAGTCTGTTCTAGACTTGCTTTCAGAAATTTTTCTCCATTTATTTTCTTCTAAATACTTTTCTATCTTTCTAAAGTGTCCCGCTATGTATTGAATCATCTTATCCGACTGAGCTTTAATAGCACCGGCAGTTGCTAGTTGAAGTCTAAAATGGACCATTAGAAGTACCATAATTGCGCTTGCGCTAAGTGTCTTAAAGGAGTCACGACTAGAAAGCATACAGACCTGTGGTACTTCTTGACTTTTTCCAGTTTGTATAAGCTCATAGATTCGCCACATGGCATCTACTGGTGCATGTGTTGAATTAGGATAAACGGTATCCATTGGAAACTTTATATCCAAATAGGTGTACATCCAGTCTCTTAATTCTTCTTTATTGTTTAATCTTTTTAGAATTAGCTGTGACTTTATCTGTTCTTCTAAGTCCCTTTCGTCAGACATTTAAAAAATTCCCAAATTTTTGTAGAAAATTTTTTATTTTCATTTTTTTCTTTTTCGTGATCTTTTTTGTGTTCTGTCAAAATATCTATGGTTTGTTTAAATATTCTTCTGTTTTCCTCAATCATTTCGGTAATATTAGACACTTCATGTTTAAAAGAACTAAGCCTGGACTCAAGATCTTTTAGCTTGTAGTGATGCTCAGTAGCTGCGTTTTGACATCTAGCATTTATCAATGCTTGTTCTAATAAAGACTTCTTAGTCTTAAGAACCACTGCTCTTATATCAACTTCTTTTAACTCTTTTTCCCAGCTATCTTCATGTCTCTTTACAGCTTCTTCCAAAGCCCTTTCTGATATCTCTACTTTCATACTAAGCTCTCATGTTTGCTTCATTAATAAACTGATCCGCATTCTCTGTAGCTCTCCTAAAATCCTGATCCTCTTTCCATGCCTGTAGTTCTAATTGATTATCTCTAGGTGAGCAAATAATACCACCTAGGTTCCCCATTACACTTGCTATGGAAATACTGTTTTCTAAAGCCTGTATAATTGCTTGGGATGCATCAAAAATACCAAGGTCTTCAGGTTTTCCAAACTCCATATTCTCAATATCGTACACATCTGTAGCATTTTGGAAGTATTTTACAATAATATCAGTTCTTTCCTCAGAGTTATAGCCAGCATTTTCTAGAAGTTTTCTTAGGGGTTCCATAAGACTTTCAATCAAAACATTTTGTACCAGGTTGTAGTCTCTATGGTCTTCTCCATACTCACTATTAAGCATCATTGCAAGATTTGTAAGCACACGACAGCCTCCGGGTAATGCTCCATGTTTGATAGCACTTCTCACAGCACACACAGCATCCTCGCATCTATCATGTCTTTCTTTTAACTCACCGTTAGATGCTCCGTAAATCTTTAACTTAGCAATACCGCTAGTTATCTTACCAAGCCTTTCTTCAAGATCAATTTTCTCAGCTTTACTAGCTGCATTTTGCAATTGCTGCTCTAACTCAGAAGCTCTTTCTTCGATATCTAGGTCATTAGGCTCACCAACAACAGTACTTCTAAACCTGTAGCACTCAAAAGAGTCCATGTTACTTCCTAGATTTTCTAAAGTCGCCTTGCTTACCTGGTTGTTCATGTCAAATATTTTTGCGCCTGTAAAAGCTGCTAGATCATATAAAAATTCAAGTCTTGAATTTTTAATATTAGTCATAGGTGTTGTCATAGGTAGCACGTTCATTGTACCTGGATCTGAGAAGTTAAAAGCAAGGCTTGTCAAAACGCTCTCGGAAAAACCATGAGAGACAAGTACTAGGTTTTTATAATCAGAATCACCTTGTTCTACATATTTTTGCCCCAACTGTTCAATTAGAGGCAAAAAAGATACGAGATCATTAACAATACCATCAAACAATAAAAACAAGGGTTTTTCCAATTTACATCTTTGGTTTGCTTTATCGTTAATAAAGGCTGTGTGAAATTTACCAATAGATTCCTCGTAGCCAATTGCAATTGGAAGACCTTCGATTAACTCAACTTTATAACCGCTTGGTCCTGACAATTCTTGAATTGTAACATGTGAAGAGTCTCCATATCCTAACATCTCAAAAGCTTCCATAACAGCATCTGCCATTTCTTCATCGCCATTAGCCGATACCTTGGCTACTTTATGTAGGATACTTGTATTTTCAGTATCAATAACAATAGAATTTTTCTTAACAGCAGGGATAAGTTCTTTTTTTACAATCTTTTTCAAGATCCTTGTAGCACGTTGAGGAGATTCTTTTGGATTATCATCGCAATAATCAAAAAGTTTTTTGACAAGTTTTGCAGAAATAATAGTTGTTGCAGTAGTACCATCCCCTGCTTCACTGGCTGTTCTCTGAGCAGCATCTCTTGTTTGCTCAATAATCAGATGTTTATAAGGATCTGCAGAACCAAGTGCTTTGAAAATAGTAACCCCATCCTTAGTATTTTTATTAGGAATACCCGGATATTCACTCTCAATAAGTGTCGTTTTGCCCCCAGGACCATAGCTAGAGCCTACTATAGATGAAATATCATCCATGGTTTTTGAAGTAATATTCTTCAGATAATTAGGGTCAGAACAGTACATTTTAGATGGTGTCTTAACTTTCTTAACAGTCATAAAAAAATCTCCATATACAATATAGTATCATAGTTTTATTTGCAGATGTGTTTTCCAGAGCTATCGACTCTTTTTATAAGCTTTGAACTACCAAAAATAGAGGGTTCTGAAAGATATTGACAACCCGTACCGTAATCTATACGCAGATTCATCCCAGATCTTGTATGCCAATTTTTATCTGTATCATCGGTGTCTCTAATGAAAATAAAGAAAGTTATATAAAAAACAAAAACTAGCCAACCTAGTTCTGAATACCATTTTTTCTTAGGTTTATTTTCTTTTTTACACCCCTCTTTCATGATATCTTATCCTCTACGATTTTAAAGCATTTCTCACAGTATTTCCTGCCTTTTTTATGCTCTTCAGACCTTTTGTCGTTGCCATACTGTGTAAAAGACCATATTTCTTCAAAAAACTTCTTACACTTGTCACATTTCATGTCTTCTTTAGTATTTTTGCGCCCAGCTGTCAAACAAGACCTACCTTGTTTTTGGCTTTGGTAAATGCTTTTTCAATGCGCTCTTTATGCTCTTTCATCTCTTTAATAACTTCTGCATATGTTTTATCGTGAAGTTCTGATCTAATAACCACTTCTGAAATATGGGCAATACTTAGTCCTTCTGCGTCCGAAGACGCAAGAGCATCAACTTGAGACTTATTTAGACTGTTTCCTGAAATGTACTCGGCAAGCTTGACTCTTTCCTCACTATCTGGAGCTGGAAGTTCAAACATTTGATCAAACCTACCAGGTCTGTCTGCTAGTGATTTCAATAGATTTTCAGGAGTGTTTGTAGTAGCTATGATAAAGGTGGGCAATCTAAAACTAACTGATGCACCGTCTAGAAGCTCTAAAAGTCCTGAATCAGCTGTTCTTGGTCCTACATAGTTCTCTGCATTACCACCGCCAATATCTTCCATGACAAAAAGCATTCTACTACATTTCTTAGAGAAAATAGATCCTGTTGATAAAAACTTACTTACAGAACTAGGTCTAATGTCTGATGTATCCCAAAAAATAACAACAGTACCTTCGTCTTCATCAAGAAACTCATTACTTAACTTTGCAATTGTAGAACTTTTACCCATTCCAGGGCTGGAATATAATAAAATAGATCTTTTAGGGTCTTTTTTAAACTTCTTATAAATATCTAATTTATTAAAAAATATACTAGCTTCTCTTCTAATAAGGGTGGTATTTGTAGCTGTTTCCAACAGATCATGAACTTTAAGTTCTAATTTTTTAAGTTTTATACCAGCACTTGTTTCGACCATTGTCCAGATGCCTGGTTTAATTACAAGCTTTTCTTTGTTATCTTCTTCATCTTTATATGCATACTGGATTATCGCTTTTTCAGTCTGAATACAAAGATCAGACTCTCCAAGCTCTTTTACATGTCCAGCTTCAATATCTTCTAGTTTTGTAACTTTTTTTAGTACAAAAGTACCACCATCTTCCTTATCTTCAACTTCTAAACTACCTATTTCCATTGAAAAATTCCTCATTGTTAAAAAGTTCAATTGCTGTATTTATACCTTTATGTGTAAAAACTGTCTCATCATAGTCGGCTTCAAAACTATAAAAACAGACATAATCGTTACTGAAATAGTCTTTGTGGAAATTTATTAAATAATTACTATCACCAAAAGTATCTTTCCTACTCATTTTGTTTTTTCTAAAACCATAAGAAAATTGACCTTTTTTCTTTCTTTTTCTTTTTAAATAACTCATTTTAATCCCATAGACCTTGGTCACCCTTTTTCTTAGTGATCTTTTTTATTTTAGACCCAGAATCTTCTTTTGTCAAGGAAACGGTCTTTTCTGCTGTATCAGAAGTTGCGCAGGTTGTCCTGAGTTCAACCTCTCCTCTTGCGTGTCTTAAGGCTTCTTTAGTACTTTCAATTAATTTTTCTCCAAAATTTTCCTCACTCAACCTCTCTTTTACCCTATTAGTAAAATCATCGGTATAATACTTAGCCCAGTCTTTCTTTAGTTTTGACTGCATTTCGTGTAGTTCTTTTTCGTATACCTGTACACGTAATTCAGCAAGTTCTTTCTTGTAAAATAGCTCCACTATATTCATTTCTAGATCGGTCAAGGGTTTGTCACCCCTAGATACCAAGAAATCCTTGGTACAAGGTACTTTCTTAGCCCAGTTGTGTCTGTCAGAATTTGGATGACTTACAGATATCTTAGCATCTGCAGGTTCTCCGGTAAATATGCAATTTCTTTTTTTACTTTCCATACTAAGATAGTATCATAGATATAAAAAAACCGCCCTATTAGAAGGCGGTTTTTTATTATTATTCTAAGTTATTAGAATTATTAAGGAAGGGTAGTGGCTCCATTACTTTCATCTTGATCACCATCTTCATCAGACAAGATAGTTCCGATATAAGTAATATTAATTCTTGTAGTTCCTTTAGCTTGTTGGGCTTCTCCCCAACTTGAAGGAACACAATTTTTAATAATAGCAACTGGCTGTTCTGTTTGTCTGTCTTCAACTTCTAATTGAACTGTTTCAAACTGTAACAAATCCTGAACTTTAGGTGCTTTAGGAAGAACATGAACACCCTGTCCAATTACCCTAAAGCCTGAGCAAGCAACTTGAACTGCTTCATAGCTTGTGATAGAAATCTCATCAGGTGAGTATCTACCCAACAAATGTATAGCTTCTGTCCCGATATTAGCACCGTACTGGCATGTCTCAAAGATGCCGACGACTTCACCATCGACTCTTACTTTAGCCCGTGCTCCTGTCATTGTTTTTTGAACCATTTCCTTCTCCTTATATTACCTTAATTAAGCGTTTGAACTTGATTGAATTTGACTAATTTCTAGCTCAATTGGAATAAACAAGATTTGAGTAGCAAGCTTAGCATTTAACTTAACCTCTACGATAGGTCCATTAATTTCTACATTCAAATCTTTATACCCAAGCGGGGCATCGTCAGAAGGTCCGATGATTTTAAGCCTTCTATATTCTTCCATTTTTTTAGAAATATGCCCAACAACAGCAGGTGCGTTAATATCTGCCAAAGACTTGCCTACAGCAAATCTCTCAAGAGACTCTGCAAGCTGGATAGCAAGAACGTCAGCCATATAAACAGCTTGTAAAGAGTTGTATACAAAGTTGGTATCAAAACCATAAGTAGTTTGATCAACAACCCATTTAACACCAGCAGTTTCTGCTTGTAAGAACATTAAACCAGCATCGATGGCATCTTCAACATCTCCAGGATTTCCTGAATCAAACCCACTTGGGTCTCTAAAACTAATTACGTTAGCAAATTTATTTGTAATTGCTTTGTAGAAGCCTGCAGATTGCATACCAGTTGCAATAGCTGCTGTATGCCATGGTTGATACTCTACAACCTCTCCTAGAGAGTTTGTTTGACTTGTTCTTTGAAAGGTCAAGTTAGATCTAAAAGAAGCAAGAGTCTGAGCGTGAGATTTAACATTTAGATAAGTATCTTCTTTACTCAACATAGCAACTCTGTTTCTCTTAAGTTTAACAGTAGATAGTGCTAATACGTGAGATTTAATGGCAAAGTTAATTGCATCAATTGTATAAGTAGATGTACTATCGGTAAGTCCGTCTGCAATATCTAAAGAAGCATCTCTTGAAAATAGAGGTAGTACAAAGTTTACCTTAATACCTTCTAGAGATGGAATTGAATTTACAATATCAGCAGCAGTAGTACCACCTCTAGCTCCGCCAGTTAAAAATTCTTTTACAGCCATTTCAGCAGGAATACCTTCCGAAGCATCAATTGCAAGATCAACAACAGAACTTTGAGAAAGTCTTAAAGCTGTGTTGTAAGTAGCTTTCTTAATTCTACCTGGCTCCAAATCAGAACCTGTAGTACAGATAGAGATTGCAGAAACTTCATCTAGGTTTAAAGGGCTCAGATTGTTAGAAGCAGCAACAGAAGTAGCAGAATAACCTGTTTGAGAATTGATAAAATCAGCAAGATCGCTCATTGTTACATATTCATCTAAGTTAATAGAAAGGTTTGTACCAGAACCACCTGTTACAGTAGTTGAAAGAACACCACTTGAAATAGTAGCTGTTGCAGTTGTTCCTTCATAACCTAATGTTAAGGCTACTTCGGCTTCAATTACGAAGATTTCGTTAGTATTTGTATCCTGTCTTTTTACAGAAAATTCAATCTCAGGTTCTTGAGAAGAAACAGTTAAACCTGTAGAATACCCAATTACAGCTAAATCACCTGGGGTTGAGTCGATAAGCTCAAAAGATTTTCCCCAACCTTTTCCGTTAGCGTCTGCGTCAGCATCTGATTTAATAACCAGAGCGTCAACACCTACAGCTGCTTCACAGCTAAAACCTGAAGGCAATTGAGCATCGATCTCAGCAGCAAGCTCACCAATTGTATCATGATCCGTCATTGTAGCACTCAGAGTAACAGTTGTCTCAACACCACCATTTCCTCTAATACTAAAAGAAAGACCGTCAAAGATAGATCCATCACCAATTGTAAGTTCATTACCTTGTAAGCTAGGACCTACTTCGCTCTCAATTTGACTTACTTGGTAGTAATACTTATTCCCATCAACACCAAAGTTTTTATCGGTAAGAGTTCCATAGTTACCAGAGGTAGCTGCTACAATAGCAGAAGCCTGTGTTCCACCGTTTGTTTTTACAACATAAACCCTTCCTACCGAACCTTGAATGTCAGTATCATTGCTAGGAGAAGTTAAAGCCGCCATTGCATCAACAATTGGACCGCTTAAGTACTTACGTCTAACTCTGTCCAACTGAGTTGGTGTAAAAAAATTATCTTTCAAAACTTCTTGTGTGTAATCGGCACCGCCTGCAGCTTCTCCAATAATAACAATGTCTCCAGTATTGGTAATACCTACTGGTGTAGACTGAACTGTTACGTTAGGATAAGCACCAGGTATGTTGGTGTTTACAAAACTTGTGGTTAGCCTTTGTGCCATTATTCCTCTCCTTTAAAATTATAAATCGTATCCAAAGTGTTTTACGCCTTTATCAAAAAGATCCTTCTTATCGTGTTCTATGGTTTTTAAGTGTGTCCATATAACTTCTTCAAGATATTTTTCTAAACTTAGCTTCTTGCTTAACTTTAGAAAATACTTTCTAAAATCTTCCCTGTTATTACTTTTTTCTTCTTTAACTTCCATTTCTTTTGCAAGAGCTAATCTTCTTTTTCTTGCCTTTTCAATCTTATCCATCTTGGAACTTGATTTTTTAGTCTTTTTTTCTTCTTTTTTTTCTTCAGACATAAAAACTCCAAGTTATTTCATTTTTTTATTCATAAACTTCTTTAATTTTTTAGAGCTACTCATTTCCCCACATTTTTCCATTTGTGATTTTTTTTCCATACACTTATTCATGCATTCAGAATCTTTTTTATCACAATCACAATCTTTTTTACTTTCATCAAAAGAAATGCCTTTTGTCTTTTTTGCTTTATTCTGATCCTCGTCTTTCAAAAGACCTTGTTCTCTCATTTTTTTTCTTCTTTCTTTGGCTTCCGCAATAAACTTGGCTTGATCAGATCTTTTAGAAGGAGTCTTACCAGGCTTTGTCCTGTTAATTTCTTTAGTCTGTGGATTAGTCCACTCAATATCTTTTTTCTCTCTATCAAAAGAAGGGTTTAACTTTTCATCTTTATCAAAACCTATTTGGCTGGCTATCGAAGAACCTTCCGCAGGTGCAGCTGGTTTTCCCTGTAAAATACTAGAAGAAGGGTTTGTTCCAGAAGACTGCGTTCCACCTAGGGGTAAAAACTTAACAAGCCTTTTGTATTCTACTTCAAACATCCCATCTTCTGACTTTTTAAACTCGTACTCTTTTTTCTCTTCTTCAGTATCTTTATCTTTAGATTCTTTTTCTTCTTTATCTTCACTTTCTTGAAGAGGTTGATCTTCCATTTCTGGACTCTCACTACTCTTAGAGTTTTCAGATTTTAAAGACTCTGGACACTCTGCGTTATCATCATTAGGCTCTGATCCCATATCTATTTCATGAGCAGAATTTTTTGATTTAGATAGAACTTCTTCGTTTTTTTTCAAATATTTATGAACACCATTTAAAATCATTTTAGCAGCTTCAGCAGGAGTGTACTTCTTCTCTTCAGACATTTTTATCCCCTAATTTAATACATATATACATTAAAGATTAATACAATAAAAAATTTTTTATACAAAAACTCAATAATTACAATAATTTATACTAGCAATCCCATCTTTTAAGAGCAGCTCCCTTAGGTGTTAACTTACCTTCTTTGCTAGTAGCTCCCTTTACACCCTTCATTCTTGCACAAAAAGACTTTCTTCTAGAAGCTTTTTTAGGTGATTTCTTTGCTTCTTTAGAACTAACAGGAGCTTTTAGATTTGATCCAGTTTCTCTGTTTATCCTATTTCTTTCGTCTTCACTCAAACCACCTTCTTTTGAGTGTCTTTTCTTGTTATAACCATGAAATGGTTTTTCAGAACTTTCACTTTTTTTCTGACAAGAACCTTCTGAATAAGATTTTTTTCCAGGTGTAGGTTTATAACCTTCCCAACACCTGTTATCTTCACTTGAAGCCATTGGATACTCAAGATCTTCTTTACTAGGCTGTTTACCGTACTTAGACTGCAACCTATCTTTTAACTTACTACTAGACCTTGCTTGACCTACATCTAACTCTCTTGGTTTTTTTCCTTCAGGAGTAGCTTGTGGAATTTTTTCTCTAGTTTTAGGCTGAAAACCTTCTTTTCTATTAGCTCTCTCCTGCCTTCTTTTACTTGCAAAACCTGAGTCAGTGTCTGGAAATTTCTTTGTATCAATCTTTGCCTTCTCCATCATATAAGCTTTTGAAATTACTTCAAAGTTATCCATAACAGATTTGACAAAATCCTCTGTTTTTTTAACTTCTTCTTTTTTCTTTTTATTTAAAGAACCTGTTCTGTCTGCCGGAACAAGATCTGGATCAACTTCTGCAACACGATCTTCATCTAGTACATCTTCAAGTGCATTTTTCTTCTTTAGAGCTTTTACAGTTTTATACATTGACTTTACTAAATCTTCGATTTTATTAGAAATATCTTTATCCATATCAATAACCTCTGTTTATTAAAGATTTACTCTTCACTATCCTTAGCTACCCATGCTTCACACTCTGTGTCAATAATTTCAGGTACTTCACCACCATCTGGACCTATTATTACAATACCGGCACCATCTGTTCCTTCAAAATCAGATATCTTAGTAGCTTCTATGATTCTTTTAGGAGCTTTTACCCACGTATTCTCAACAAGCCCAGTTACCGTTATATATCTACTGTAAACATTTTCACCAAAATTTCCAAAAGCATCGTTTCTAACCATGTCACTAGTTTCTAGGTTTGAAACCTGAAAATTTCGACTTTCTAAACCACCTTCTCTGTATCTTAAAAGTCCGTACATCATAAAAGAGTATAACCATAGGAGTGCGTTTGGATCTCCATGTACATGACACCCCAGTGTTACTCTTTCTCTAAAAGAAGCAATTTCTCTTCTTGCCCTAAAAACACGGTATTGTGGAAGTATACCTATGTTTGTAGTTGTAACAACCGTACCTGCGGCTATAAAAAAACCATTAGCAGATTTTTCCGTAACTACATAGCCACCACCTGTTGCAGGGTCTACAGCTACCATTCCTGGTTGTATAAGACTTAGGTCAACTTCTGCTGGTGTTTCAAAAAAACCTGTTGGCTCATTATAAGAAACATAGTCAAATGGCTCTATTATATAAGGTATTTTTTTACCTATATCAGAAGCCTCGAATTCTTCAACAAAAGGTGTTTGATCACCTAATCTAGCTTCTCCTTTATCTTCTATGTTTGAACCTACAGAAATAGTTACACAAGGCATATTTTCAAGGTCCATTCTATGTGGTAGATAAACCGAGATATCATTATCCCGTAACCACTTCTTGGCATTTTCAATTTCGTTTTGACCATATATACCGGAAAGCATAGGGTCCATGATAAAATCTGATAATATATCATCGACAAGCCAAGGATTAGCTCTTATATCTTCTATTGTAAGTTCTATTATTCTTCTAAAAAATACATCACCTTGAAATATAGACATCTCTATCCTCCATACTTTTTTTGTAATTCAGGAAGAATATTGTTTTGCCATTCTTTTTCAACCCATTCCGATAAATCTTGAAATATATTTTCAGCAGGTCTACCTGGATGATTCCACTTGCCTTGTTCCTTATGTTTTTCTGATATAGTTCTAAAAGTAACTATATTTCTTTCAACCTTACCAGTGCTTTTGTTGACATTTTGAAAAACACTAAAACTTTGTATATTTCTAGACAAAGACTGAGCATTCTTAGAACCGCTCCTAGCAAGATCTTTTATGTTAAAACTGTGAATTTTTCCCACTCTAGGACTACCTTTTTCGTCTAATTCAAGACCTTTTGTTTTGTTATATCTTATACCTCTATTTCTTAGAAAAACCTTCAGCTCTTTCAATATATCCTGACCGCTGTCAGTAGATATCGAAGAAATAGCTTTTTCCCCCAATGGAATAGATCTGTATTTATGACCTTCTTTACTTGTTTTCACACCAGGGCCTTTAAAAAGCTCGTCCATAAAACCGCTTTTTCTACCCTCTTCTATCCATAAAGCATCTTTTTTTAAACCAACTATCAATACGTTATCAGAAATCTGTTCTATATACAGGTTTTTTCTATAAATATCATCTAAGCTACCTGGCAGTCTTTCTCTAGATAACGACTCAGCCTTCTTAAAAACACCTACAGCAAGAGCTTTTACAGATTTTTTTACATCTTCTTCAATTTCTTTTTGAACTTTTTGCACACTATTCTTAATATTATCTGCAAAAACTTCTAAATTTTTAATTTTAAAACTTATCACTCTTTTTGCACCAACGATGTTTTTTGCTTAGGTATTGATATAGGACTATTTCCTTCTGGTCCGGCTGGATCTCCTTTAATATCCAAAGCCAATCCTCTAGAAGCGTCTATCCATTTTGCTTTTCCGGTTTCATTATCAATATCTTTTATTTTATAACCTTTTACAGTACCCTCTTGATGGTGAGGTTTTGTTATATGTCTTGTGGTTTGTTTGGTCGCTAGTTTACCACGTTTTTCTAACGACCTTTTTACTTTTTTTCTTTTTTCTTCTTTTTTAAGAAATCTGAAAGTTTTTTAGAGTCGCTTTCTTCTTCTGATTTTTGTACAGAACCTTTTTCTTCGTTTTTTCCCCTGCAATTAAACTTTTTTCTTGCAGAACAAAGAGGAGTGTCTTGGTCTTCTTTTGATCGACAGTCTTTTCCAGAAGCTCTCATTTTTTTATGAGATCTTGCACAAAAAGATCCATCATCTGATGATTTATCTTCTTTTTTATTATCAGATTTCTTCTTTTTTTTCTTTTCTGACAACTTCTTTTTTGTAGCTTCTATTTTTTTTTTAATATTACTTCTTAACTCTTTAAGATCTATTTTTTTCTCTGCTTTATTTATATTAAGAGACTCAGAAAGCTTGTTAAACTTTTCAATAATAGACAGAAATCTTTCGCTTTTTGTAAAATTATCTTCTTCAGATTCTTCCTCTTTTTCTTCTTCTTTATCTTCAAAACTACTTGACATTTCCCGGTCTTCATCTGACAACATAGAGCCATCTTGTTTTGGCTCGTCCATGTCTATTAAATCTTGTTCTATGACATCTTCCTCAACAGAACCATAACCCAGTTCTTTTGCCATTTCTATCATTGCCTGTAAGCAGTATATAAGTGCAGAGTACAGGTCAGGATTTTGATGAGATAGTGACTCTAAGAAATCTTTATTTTGTCTAAAATTCTGAAGACTTTCAAATATAACATTTTTTAACTCTTCAGAAACATTATCTTCTTCAGGTTGTTGCTCCATTGCTTCTTCAACCATTTCTTTAGTAAGCCCTTCTTCTGTTTCCTCTTCTGTTTCTGCTTGCATTTCTTGTTCTATAGCTTCAGAAAGGTTTTCTTCATCATTTTGTTGTAGATTCTCATCTTGATAATCTTCTTCGTCTGAATATTCTTCTTCTTTTTTAGAATCAGCCGCCATTGCTTCTTCGTGTTCTACATCACCATCTTGATCTAAGTCATCTTCTGGCTGAATCTCACCATGCTCTTCTTGTATATCGGGTCTTCCGTCTAAATCAATATCTTCATCTGACTCACTACTGGAATCAGCCATTTCTTCTAGTGCATCTTCTTTTTCTTCTTCAACTTCTTCTTCAGTATCTTTATCTTTAGATTCTTCCTGCTCTTGAAAAACCTCTTCTTCTTCATCAGCTTCTATATTATCATCATCAAGCTCATCTTCTCTATTTTCTTCTGCATCATGAACAAACTCTTTCTCTTCAGACATCTCTTTTTCGTGTTCTGGTTGAGCTTCTTTCATTTTTTTAGAACCATAGTCTTCATCAACCTGATCTGCAGGTACTTCTATTTCTTTGGTTTCTTCTTCGGTTTCAACTTCTTCATCAGCATCTTCTTCAACTTCTTGTCTGATATTAGAATCAAAAGAAGCTTTCATGGCCTGTTCCATTTCTGGAGAATAATCCATGATCTGGTTTTTTCCATTCATTTTAGCATATATCAAAGCTTTAGCAGCTTCAGAGATTTTTTGGCCCATACCTATAGATACGGTGAAACCTGTTTTTTTGGCATATTCCTCTTTAAGTTTTTCTAGTTCTTCAATAGAAGAAACGGGAATCTTAAAAACAGCTTCATCACTTGCGCTACTAATAACCCTTCCGCCATTATATTCAGCCCACTTAGAAAAAATACCAATACCTGAGTTTATATTCTGAGAAAGTTCAGAAAGAACACTTTCATTATCAGAGAGAACGGCATTTCCAATTTGTTCACCAACATTGTCGGCATCAACCGCTACATAAGTCATTTCCTCTTTCATAGCTATTCCTTATTTATACTTTTTAAAGTCTTTAATAACATTTCTATATTTTCTGTATCTATACTTTTAGGAAAATTCATTTTAATTTTATCTTCATTTTTCTGTATCTTAATTTTTTTATTCCAATCTTCACCATAACAAATGCAAAGTGCAAGATTTTTTCCACCATCGTAAAGCTGAGAGCCGCAGTCGGGACAGTGAATTTCTTCTCTTTTTTCAATCTGATACTCTTCAGTTCTTTTCTTCTTTTGTCTTAACAAGAAGTCTCTTAGTTTATCAGATTTAATATACTTAGAACTCTCTTCCTCTTCTTTCTCTTCTTTATAAGAAGAATTCTCATAAATAGCACTTTTTATCTTTTCTTTAATAAGCGTTTCTATGGCATCTCTTTGTGCTATTTTTTGATCAACAACACTGCAAATTAAAGAATGCAACTTAAACCTTTCATCTATCATATTTTGAAGTTTTGATACATCAAAAGACTCTTTCTCTTGTTCTCTTAGATTTGTAAACTTATCTGTATCATAAAGCTCAAAAGTAGTCATCAAAACAAGACCTATTCCAGGTATAGATCTGTTTTTAAATTCATTTATCTTTTTTCCATTAGAATAAATGTACCCCTGAAAAGTATCTCTATCTTTTTTTGTAATTTGCATGTTACAATTTGGTGCAAAAGGAAGTTCTATATCTTTATTTTGGTCATTATCCATGTTTGATAGGCAAGATACAAGAAAGGACATAACGGCTCTTGGAACAATTTTTAGTCCAGTAGACATTTCATCAATACCTGTTACACTTCTGTTGTACATCTTGTATACATCTGACTTTTCTAAGACTTCAAAAAAGTCTTCTCCAAGCATTGATTTTATTATTTTGTCAGATCTTATGTTCATTTTTTACCTACGGCTCTTGTCTAACCTGATTATCATCTCTTAGGATATACAAGTGAATATCAGCAGAACCTTTGATAAACTTGTAATCTGCAGCACTGTATCTGGTAAAAGACTCTCCTAAAACAGGAAATACATCACCAGCAGGAGCACCAGGAACAGCACCGATACCGGCTACTTCAGCCATTTGAACATATCCAACACCGACTGTTGTCTTAAACAAAAACAGCTGATCTCCAGGACATACGGCAACTTCTGCTGCTGTATTAGAAATATATTTTAAAGCAGGTCCAACCTCTAGATTTTTCTGGCCACCGGAATAGCTGTTATATTGGATGTTGTCAATAGCATGACTATCCTCAACACACTTACCGTCTATTTTTCTTCTAAAACTCATTTATTCCCCCATTAACAATCAATATCATTTATATCTACTTTTATTTGATATTCACTAAAAGTTTGAACTCTATCTTTAGGTTCTTCGACATCTCTTACTTCTTTTTCTCTTCCGTGTTCTTTGTCTATATCATTATTCTGGTTATAGTAAACATACTCTCTTTGGATGATTGCACTGTAAGGCATTCTTTGTGGAAACCTTTTTCCACTACCATCTGTACCTTGTATTACACGAACCTCATTGGGTATTTCTGTTATATACCAGTGTGCATTGTATTTATATCTTATAGAATAAATCCTTCCCTTTCCCGTTTCAGGATCTATACCAGGATTATCCTTTCCGGCTATCCACTTTATATGACCGTCTGATATTGTAAAGTGATAGCCACATTTATATTCTTTATTCCTACTATCAATCAAATGTTGGACAGACTTTACAGGAAACTGTGCTCTGTCGAGCCCTCCTGGATTGTACTGCATTCTTTGATAGTTTGAAACAAGAACTTCTAAATCTTTAATAAAAATTCTATCGCCAGGAGCAAGGTGTATCTCTTCTCCATCAGCAGTAGCTTTTTCATTGTAAAACCTGGGCAAAAGAAGCCTTGCCGTAGATTGGTCCACTAAACCACCTTCTGCAGGCTTTTTTCTTTTAGAATTAGAAACAACAGTTCCTGTAAAACATCCTACTTTTTTATATATCATTCCATTAGATGTTATTGTATCGTATTGATCACTTCTTCTGTAATCACCCCTATCTTTAAGTCCGATAGGAGAGGGAATTGCTACATAGTGTACAAACTCAACACCACGTTGAGTAACAAGGTCATCATCTTTGTTCAGATCCATTGTGATCTGAAATAAATTTTTTGGCTTTACAGGAAGAGTTCTTATCTGAACACCTTTCTTTTCTTTTTCTGCCAAAATTATCTCCTAGAATTTCTTTTTTATTTTTAAACCATTTTCGTTGGCATATTCTTTAATAGTTTTTTCCAAGTTTTTA